TGGCACCGGTCCTGCAGGCCAAGGGCTGGTGGGGCAGAAAGGAGATCGTCGATCCCCAGGACGGCAAGCTGAAGCCGGCAACGCTGGGATCCAATCGCCGCCTGCGCACGATCTATGATACCAACATGCGGATGGCGCATGCCGCCGGTCGCTGGGAAAACATCGAGCGCCTGAAATCACGTCGGCCTTATCTGCGCTATATCGCCGTGCTTGATGAACGAACCCGGCAAACGCACCGCGCCTGGCACGGCACCGTATTGCCGGCGGATCATGATTTCTGGGATACCCATTATCCGCCGAACGGCTGGCGTTGCCGCTGTACGGTGCAGCAGCTCTCCGATGCCGATCTCAAGCGCTTCGGCCACAAGGTTTCACCAAGGGCGCCGGATCTCGGCAGCCGTCAGATTGTCGATCGCCGCAATGGTGTCGTGCACGATGTTCCGCGCGGCATCGATCTCGGTTTTGATTACAACGTCGGCAAGGCAAGGCTCCGCGCGTTCACGCCGCCACCGCTGGGCGGGCTGCCGCAATCGTTCCCGCCGGGCGTTGGTTTGCCGGATCTGCCGAGGCCCCGAGCGGCTGCAGCCGGTGACATCATGCCGGACGGTCTCAAGGATCAGGAGTACATCGATCAGTTTTTGAAGCCGTTCGGTGCCAGGCACGGTGGCCCCGGTGTCATCTTCACCGACAAGGCCGGCGAGGATCTGGTGATTTCCGATGATCTGTTCCGCGAAGCCGGCGGCGCGCTCAAGATCGGCAAGAGCCGAAACCGTCGGGCTTATGTGAAGCTGCTGGCGCGCGCCGTCAAAGAGCCGGACGAGATCTGGTGGATATGGGAACAGGTCAAGGACCGGCCAGGAACCTGGACGCTGCGCCGCCGCTATATTGCGCGTTTCGAGATCGAAGGTTCCCAGGCGCCCGGCCTCGCCGTTTTCGAACACGGCCAGGACGGCTGGACCGGGGTCACCGCATTCGAGCCGCAATCAAACCGGAGTGCGCAAAGCCAGGACCGATATCTGCAGGGACAGCGTGCCGGCACTCTCGCGTATCGGCGCTAATAAAAATCCCCCGTCGGATGGCCCTCGGGGGGATGTTCGCCAACGTCTCGGGTACGGACCATCCGTGTGCCGCCAGCTACTGACAGGGAATATACCCGATCTTTTCTAGAAAATCGACCCCTTAGAGAAACACCGCTGTGGCGCGTCCTGCAGCCGACGCAGCCCCAATCCCCCGTCCTGATGCGAGATAGCGCCTCTTAGGCCTCTTAAAAGCTCTTTGTCGGCTATCTGTACCCGATCAAAAGGTCGCAATAGACGAAACGGAGAACATGCGCTATGAGTCATGAACTCCCCGAAAATCCGTATCAATATCCGAACCAGCCTTGCGGGCGCAACGTTGCGCCCTTATTCCGGCCGCCCGGAACCGTGATGATGCTGCATGAATTCAGGCACTCAGCCACCAGTCATGCAGATGGAGACGTATCATGTACCCAGGGTCCGGTGACAAAAGCCCGACCGCCCAGGACCCGGCGCCGAAAGGTGCCGGATCTTCGGTTGTACCGACGCTTGCCGGGGCAATAGCGTATTGCGATGCGTCAGACGGCGGCCCTGTCGTCAGATGCGCCGCGATCGAATTGCCGGCCGACCCGCCCGAATGGATACACCTGATGACGCCGGGGCAGCTGAACGCACGCGACGGTCGCCGCTTCCAGCTGGACGATGCCGTCGCCGTGGTCCGTGACTCGCTCGCCCGCTCGGCCAATCTCGTCGTTGATTACGAACATCAGACCGATCTCGCCGAAAAGAACGGCCAGCCCGCACCCGCTGCCGGCTGGATCAAGGATCTTTCGGTGCGGCCGGACGGTATCTGGGGCCGCGTTGAATGGACGGCCAAAGCCGCCGACATGATCCGCGCCCGCGAATACCGGTTTCTTTCCCCGACCTTCACCCACGCGAAGACGGCGCCGCACCAGGTCAGGATCATTCTTCGCGCGGCGCTTACCAACAATCCGGCGCTTGAGCTGACCGCTCTCGCCACCAACCAAGACGGAGATCCCGAAATGGATAAGTTTTTGCTCGCTCTTGTCAAGGCCCTCGGCCTCGGCGCCGACGTGAACCAGGATCAGATCCTGGCCGCGTTGACTGAAAAGCTTGGCGGTCTCGCCCAGCTGACCACTCTGGCCACCGCTGTCCGCAGCGCCCTGGCGCTGGACGACAAGGCCGATGACAAGGCCATCGCCGCGGCCATCGACAAGCTCAAGTCCGATGTTGCTACCGCCACCGCAAAAGGCACCGGCGCTGATCCAGACCCTGCAAAGTATGTCCCGATCGCCCAGGTCACGGCATTGTCGGAACAGATCGCCCGGCTGACCGCGACGGTTAGCGACGACAAGGCAACCACCGCTGTCGAACAAGCCATGAAGGACGGCAAGGTGCCACCGGCGCTCAAGGACTGGGCAACGGCTTACGCCAAAAGCGATCTCGGCGCCTTCACCGCCTACTGCACAAACCAGCCGGCCATCTTCAAACCCGGCTCGGACGTTCCAACCACCGTGGTGAAAACCGCAGCCGATGCGCTCAGCGAGACCGACAAGGCTATCGCCCGCGCGACCGGCATCGACGAAACCGCATTTCTCGCAACCCGTAAGAAAGAACTGGAGGCCTCGGCATGACCGCGCTGGCAAAAGACCGCAACACCACCGAGAAAAGCGGCGCACTTCGCGTCGATCCCGTTCTCGCCGCTACAACGATTTTCGCCGGCAGCCTGGTCTGCCTGGACGCTGCCGGTTACGCCGTACCCGGCGCCACTGCGACCACGCTGAAGGCCCGCGGCCGCGCCGAGGAAAACGTCGACAACTCGGCTGGCGCCAGCGGCGATCTGACGGTCAAGACCAAGAAGGGCGTCTTCGTGTTCGCCAATTCGGCAGCCGGCGATCTGATCACAATCGCTGACGTCGAGAACAATTGTTACATCGTGGACGATCAGACGGTCGCCAAAACGGATGGCACCGCCAGCCGCTCGGTTGCCGGCAAGATCGTCTCTGTCGATGCCGCCGGCGTCGCCGTAGAAATCCTCTGAGGAGTTTGACAACATGGAAGTCAACGCACAAAACCTGACCGGTCTTCGCACCGCGTTCAACACCACCTTTAACCAGCACTTCGAGGCTGTGACGCCGACCTATACCAAGGTTGCCATGACGGTTCCTTCGATGAGCAAGTCCAACGACTACCGCTGGATGGGCAAGCTCAGCAAAATGAAGGAGTGGCTCGGCCAACGGCAGATCCAGAGCCTCTCGCAAAGCAGCTTTGTGATTGCCAACAAATCCTTCGAAAACACGGTCAGCGTTGATCGCGATGATATCGATGATGATTCCTACGGCGTCTACAACCCGCTGTTCGGTGATCTTGGCCAGACAGCCGCCGAATTTCCTGACGAGCTGATCTGGAGCCTTCTGAACGACGGCTTCACGACGAACTGTTTTGACGGTCAGTATTTCTTCGATACCGATCATCCGGTCATTGATGCCAACGGTGCCGAACAATCGGTTTCCAACTTCCAGGGCGGCGCCGGTACCGCGTGGTTCCTGCTCGACGTGACGCGCGCCATCAAGCCGCTGATCTTCCAGGATCGCCGCAAGGCACAGTTCGTCGCCAAGGACAACCCGACCGACGAGCGTGTGTTCATGAACAAGGAATTTTCCTATGGCGTCGACATGCGCTGCAACGCCGGGTACGGCCTCTGGCAATTGGCCTACGCCTCCAAGCAGACCCTCAACGCCGCCAACTATGCGGCCGCACGCGCAGCCATGATGAGCCTCAAGGGCGATCATGACCGGCCGTTGCGTATCCGACCGACCTTGCTGGTCGCACCGCCGTCGCTGGAAAGCGCTGCGCTTGCGGTTCTCAAGGCCGAGAAGGACGCCGCCGGCGCCACCAACGTCTACCTCAACACAGCGGACCTGCACATCGAGCAGCTCCTCACAGCCTGATCGAGGACTGAGCGATGACATTGCGTAAAAGCCTTATTATGGCGGTTGCTATCTCGGCGTTTGCCGGTGCATTCCGCCGCTGCGGCCACGCCTTCACCAAGGAGCCGCAGTATTTCACGCAGGACTTTTTTACCAAAGATCAAAGCGAAGTCCTGCTGAACGAACCGCGGCTTGTCTGTCGCATGGCTGAGGTCGATCCGGCCGAGGTTCATGTGCATGGCCTTGAGCCTGAAGCGGCTGAAGAGCAGGCAACGGAACCAACCGGGCCTTCCGAGCCGGAGACGCCGACAGAACCGTCAACGCCGAGCGAACCGAAAACGCCGACGGCTGCGAAGGAAACCGCGAAGCCCGGCAAGAAGGGCAAGTAATACCTGCAGAGGAGGCTGTGATCCGGACGCGCCGGCAGGGGCGTCAAGGGGAGCCAAACCAGAGGAAGCCCATACGGGCAAAATCGTCCGATCGAGGGAACCTGCCAGAACCTCGATCGGGCGTCTGATTTTTAGGATCGATCAACACCGTGACCGACTATTGCACCCAGGCTGATCTTGACGCGCGCTTCGGCGCCGACGAAATCCTTCAGCTCACCGACCGCGATGCCGATGGCGTTGCCGATACCGGTGTGCTCGATGTTGCGATCGCCGATGCCGGCACGACCATCGATACCTACATTGCCAAGCGCTATGACCTGCCACTCGCCGAGATCCCGGCGGCCCTGGTCAAGGTCGCCTGCGACATGGTCCGCTATGCCTTGCATAAAGAAGACCCGCCTGATCGTGTCGCCGCCTCGCAAAAAGACGCCATGACCTTTCTCCGCGATGTTGCCGCCGGCCGCGCCGTGCTCGATGTCGCCGGTACCGAGCCTGTCGGCGCTGTCGACGACGTAATCGTTGAAGGTCCGGACCGTGTTTTCTCTTCAGACACCATGACGGGATTCTGACATGGCCGGCGCCGCAATCGAGATCCGCGCAAACATCCGGGGCACCGAGGCAATCCAGCGCCGCCTCGCAAAAATGCTGTCCGGTGTCAGCAACCTTGAACCGCTGATGGACGAGATCGGCGGCATCATGGTCGCCTCGACCCAGCATAATTTTGAAACCGGCCGTGCGCCGGACGGTACCGCCTGGATTCCTTCGCAGCGCGCCTTGGCCGAAGGCGGCCAGACCCTGATCCATCACGGCATACTGCTGTCATCGATCACCCACCAGGCGAACAAAGACAGCGTCGAATGGGGATCGGGCACGGTCTATGCCGGTATTCATCAACTCGGCGGCCGTGCCGGTCGCCGCGGTGCCACCAAGCTGCCGGCGCGTCCGTACCTCGGCATCAGTGCCGGTGATGAGCGCGCCATCGAAGCCGCCATCGCCGACTACCTCGGGGGGCTCGTCCAATGATCGGCACCATCGAGCAGGCCATCATCGACCGTATCGCTGCCGCCTCAAGCGGTGCCACACCGGCGCTCGGCTATGCCATCAGGGACGTCAAGTCCTACGGCGGTGAGCTAGAAGGTGACTTCACGGAAATCGCCAAACGCTTTCCGGCCGCCCTCGTCATGTTTGCCGGTATTCGCAGCAGCGAACATCTCGGCGGCGAAGCCTGGCGTTACACGGCCGGGTTTGTGGTGATGGTCGGCCACCAGGACCGTCGTAATAACAAATCCGCGCGGCGCGGTGTCGGCGACGATGCCGGCAGCTATCAGATGGCAACCGATATGCTGCAACTGCTGGTCGGCTCGGATCTCGGTCTCGGTATCGGCTACATCGAACCCGGCCGCATCGTTGCCCTGATCAATTCCAAGACCGTCTCGGTCTATTCCGTCGAGATCAGCACAACATTCGATATCGAATACCAGGCACCGGACGCCGATCTCGATGCCTTTGTCACCCTTCACACCGACTGGGACGTGCCGACGTTCGGCAATGTCTCGACCAATCTGCCCGCCGGCGACGCCGACGCTGAAGACACCATCAACCCGGAGCAAGTATGATGAAACTCAAGCTTAAACCCGCCACGCCCGGCCTTGTTGTCCGCGACCCGGTCACCGCCGAGGCCCTGCCCGAGAATGGCAAATCCGTACAGCTGACGTCCTACTGGCGCCGCCGCATGCGCGACGGCGACGTCATCCAGGACAAGCCCGCCAAACCGATCAAAACCGAAAAGAAGGACACCTGATCCATGCCCATCAGCTTCAACGCCATTCCGATCGACATCCGCACGCCGGGTGCCTTCATCGAGATCGATAACTCCGCCGCACTGCGCGGTCTGCCGGGTATGCCGTCCCGCATCCTGGTGATCGGCCAGCGCACCGCTGCCGGCACGGTCGCCGAAGCGGTCCCGACCCGCGTGCTGAGCGCCGACGAGGCCGAGGTATTCTTCGGTCGCGGCTCTTT